CGGTTGTTGGCGATAGTGATGTACTCGTTAGCGTAATCCAAATCTATGCCGATGAAACTGAAACCTTCTCTCAAAGCCGCTACGCCTGTACTCCCGCTGCCGCAGAACGGATCAAGGACCACTCCGCCGGGAGGAGTCACAAGTCGGCATAGATACTGCATCAGGGCCAAGGGCTTTACAGTCGGATGAGTATTGCCGGGACCGCGCTCAGATTTGCTCGCTTTAGCGCAATAGAAAAAACGAGAGGCAGAGCCTTGATCCAGACGACGAGCGCCAGGCCTCATCTTGAAACCGACTAAACCTTCATTGTCAGAATCTCGAGATGCTTCCTGTGATCCACGCTTCATTGCGCCGTAAACATTTTGTGTTTTGCGCTGGTCTGCGTTGGTCGATGCATCGGCGATTTGTCCGGGAGCAGAAGGGAAAGCCGCAAGAACTTCATCGCTGCCGTCGTGAATCAAATTAGCGGGCCAGCGGCCGTCCTGTGTTTGGCCGTTGTACTCAATCCCACCGTCTTCAGGTCTCCAATTGCCGCCTGTTTTATTCAGAGTGGCTCCGGGTTTTAGCCTCGTCACAGTGTATGCGTAGCCTTTTGCGTCGTCGGCATGAACACGGCATCCGTCAATATTGATCGCTCCCGTTCCCCACTTCAGCACGTTTGCTGCAACTGTTCCTTCCAACGGTTTACGAGCGACGACGATCGGTTCATGCGCTGGTTTAAGAGCGGTTCCCCAACCATCTCGTTCCCCGTCCAAATTATGTGATTTCGGAAAACCGCTTCCGTAGATCCACATGATTTGATCGCGAATCTCAAATCCTGCGTCTTCAACCGCGCAAGCAATTCGGTGGTAGGTACGAGAACCGCCAAATGCGAGCAGATAGCCTCCCGGCTTGAGAACGCGCCACATCTCCAGCGTTCGTTCGTAGTACCAATTCTGCAGCGCTTGCATTGCGCGAGCATCCGCGCCATAGCTTGCTCCGTTTCCGTTGCGCACCTTACTCCTGCCGTATGGATTTTCTCGTGTGTCGCTTAAAGTGCCATCGAAAGTTTGTCGCCGGTCAGTTTTCCAAGGTGCATCCCAATGTTTACCCATGAACTCCAGACCATACGGAGGGTCGGTAACGATGGAATCGACAGAGTTCTCGTCCATCTCCCGCAATCTCGCCAGCGCATCGCCTTTTAGGATCATTCCGGCCATGGCGTAGACCCCCCGATGTAGACATCAAATTCCTGCCGCAAGTCTTCGAGCGGCGCCTTGAAATACGCATAGCTTGTATCTCCGTCCGCCAGACGAGTGCCGAGTTTTTTCTTCTCGAAGCCCGGTGCCATCTGACGGAGGATCTTTCCAAAGTTCACGTCGTTAGGCAGACGGCCTTTAATATTGCGATTCCCGACCCAACGCCGTAAGGCGTCCCTTAAACGATTACTGGGGATCGTATCGGGCCATTCCCCTCCCCAGTCTCCTCCTGCAATCGTGCCGGCTGAAAGCGTGTCGTACCACCATTGCTGAACGGGCTCGAGAGAGGAAATCTTCTGGGATACAAGTCCGACCGTATTCGGAGCCTGGTTAACGTCCTGTGTGATCTTGTAGTTCATGAGGTAGCGAAGCAGATGCGCCGCGCCTCCCTGTTCGTCCAAGCCCACGCGCATCTCCGTGAAGTACTTCCTGTCCTGCCTGCGGCCTTCCCCCACCTCGAATACCGCCCAGCGGCGCTCGTCTTCTGATGCCGGCACCAGCCACTCCTCGTTACCAATCACGACCACGCGCGTCAGATTCCGGACGGTGTAGGATTCCTTGCCTTTGGGTTCGATGACGTGCTTCGCGCCCGTCACCAGATCCTTGACGACGCCTTCGCACTCCTTGTCTCCTGACCAGAATGCTTCATCCAGAATGAACAGCAGGGAGTATTGAAGATGCGCTGTGAAATTTGAGACAAGATACCGGCGCCGGGCTGTGGTCATGGCGTGGCCGCCGAGCAGTTTGCTGATGCGCTCGACCAATGCGTTCTTGCCTACACCCTTGCCGCCGCGGAAGACGATCGCTACCAGGGGCTTCTCGTACGGCTTCTGGATCAGATGCGCGAACCAGCAGGTGAGCCAGTCGGCCAGATTCTTATCCTTGTTGCAGATATTCTCGAACAGATGTTCTTTCCAGCGCTCGACCATCGGGTGATCGGGAGAGTCGGCGGGCTGGACAGAGAATCCGTGCCACATGTTGTACCATTTTTTGTCCACGGTGAGCCCCGGTTCGAACACCACCCCGTCATAGCTTCTGCGTCCTAACCATTCCATCCACAGTTGCGCCACGGCTTTACTCTTATCCCCGATCTGCAATTTGTTCGCGGCGTTCATATCGAAGAAGGATTGTTTGTTCATCATGTGAAAGACATACGCTCCATCGGGGCTCGTAGTCTCCCACAAAATGTTTCCGGTTCCTCCAGAGAAGACGAAAGCAAAACGCTCATTGAACTTTCCGAATGGATGAGCCTTTTCCTCTTCGGGTTCGATTTCTGGTTCTTCGATCGGCGGGAAGATCGCTTCGGGAGCCGCAATACCCTGCGGGTCGCGTCCGTACTTGAATGCGTTGCGAACCTTCGTTTCAAGCTCTTCCTGGCTCCATGGGGGTAGGCAGCGCTCGTTCCATGGGACGAGCAGAGTGAGTGCTTGATCGGCGTCGCAGCCGAGGTCTTTAAGGTGGAGAGCGACCTTGTACGTCTCGGCGTCACCGCCCTGGCCTTCAATGGCTAAAGGGGCGTTGATGAGCCATTGCTGGGCACGCTGGAATGCGCGGTCGGGTTCGATGTTCGAGAGAGACGAGGATTCGGTTTTGGATTTTTCTCGGGCTGCGCCAAGACGAGTGACTAACCACTGAGGAGCTGGCGCAATCTGCCTCGAATCTGTGATGCGGTATTCTTTGTTGTCGACAATACTTCCAGGCCCAAGGACGTATCCGCCCAACGAACGAATATCGAGACCAGATCCCAGTGTGTCGGTACCCTGCCGTAAAGCTTTGGGTGTCCGAAAGTACAAATGCTCCCCGCCGCTCGGTGTGGAAACGGTGAACGTCGGAGGTAACTCGAACCCCTCAAGCTCCAGTTGCATCAAGCTCAGGTCACCGCGCTTTTTGGCCTTTACGTCAACGTCGACTATGATCAGCGCTTCGTTCGTGCCGTAACGGCTGGTGCTGATCCCGATGTTTTTTGGAGTTCCATTCCAGTGGGCTTCGACCCATGCCTCATCCATGGTCGCTTTGTGAGGAAAGTCCTTGATCGCAGGAAGCTTGCCTCCGGGACGACACGGGAACACATGGAACCCGCTGTGCGCGAGACGAACCGCGAATTCCGATTGAGGAGTGGTGGTCACTATTTACTTTCCCGACAATTCTTCGAAGCGCCGTAAGAATTCAGTTTTGGACGCGCACGGTCCCCAAGGAATAATTGCAGGTTCCAGAGGTTGATTGGCCAGGGCTTCTCGCCATTGGGCAGGTGGCATGCCCATGAGATCGCGCATCTCCGTCATAAGAGCTACATCGTCAGCTTTGCTGACAGAATCAGGTTCTTCTATAGGCAAATTGAATCGCACACACAAAACTTGCATGAGACGAGTTTCGATCTGTTTGTAATGCCAGCCCAAGTCGCTGAATCGCTTAACAGGTCGCGGTAAATCTACAAGGTACGCTTCGGCAGCGTCGTGAAGAAGTCCCCACAATGCGTCTTCTGGTGCGCAGATATAGCTCACCATCACTGAGTGCTGCGCAACCGAGTAGAACGATTTGCAATGGCCTGCGTACCGGCATTGATTTGATAACGAGTGCGCAATGTCTACAATCGATACTTCCTCGGGGCGCGGATCGATGGGCCAAAATTGCCGACCGGTAAAAGTCTGCATCCAGTCCCCTTTACGTTTCGTGCGCGCTTCTCGTGCTCTTTGAGTAGCAACAGCGGCGCTACCGACATTCTCACGATCACCCAAATCCTCGTTCAGCCCCATTGAGTCCCTTTCTTTGGGTCCGGTTTGATCTTCTCCCCGCACTTGCTGCACCGGGCTTCGCGCTCTTCGAAATCAAACAAGATGCGTTCGCCCTCGTCGATGTTACGAGTGCAGGAGACGCATTCGGAGTTGAATTTGGCGGTCATCCAGTTCATTTAGCGAATCCTCGTTTTTCCACTCGGCACCCTATCGAAAAGTGAAGAAGGCTTGAATACGTCGTCTGACATCGGACCGACAACAATCATTGGTATCCCACAACGACGGCAATGCTGATAGCCGTACTTCTCTTTGGGCACGTCGTGGCCCTTGACAAATCTGCACCACAACCAAAAAATTCGTTTCATTTCCTATACCTCTTCGCGTGAAATCCCTCCGCAGCCAACGGCAAGCCTTTGGCCCACAGCGGCGTCGTTGACATGATCTCTTCCATCTTTCCCAAAGCCCACTCGGCGCGATCCTGCCGAACTTCCGCCACGGCTTCATCGTGAACGTGCATGACTATCTCAATTCCCTCGGCTTCGATGAAGCGCATCGCATCGGCCAGCAGGTCGCGCGCGATCGCCTGGGTCATATTCTCAGCCAGCGATCCGCCGTATGTTGAGACCCGTTGCCAACGGCCCTTGCTGTTCGGGTCAGGCAGTGTCTTTGCTTTCTTTTTCTGAGTCTGATCCACGACCGTCATGAAGGTCAATTGTTCTTTTTCCTCGCCCCACGGCGTCATGACCATTCGCAGTTCGGGGTAGGGGTAGCACAGAGCGCGGCCACCGGGCAGCAAAGCCCACAGGAAGGAACCCGCTTTGCGGAACTTCACTTGACGACCGCCAGCGCCGGCGTAGTGAACGCCTCCGGTCTTCATGGCGCCAAGAACTGCGGTTTCAAGATCCTCCCAATACTGAGTAACACGCGGATTGGCTCGGCGCCACTCCTTTTTAATCTCATCAGCTTCTTCGTTTGGAACTTTGACATCGTAATTTCTGGCCATAGATTGAAAGGCACCTACGCCGCCCCCAAATCCCATACTGAGCCGCACGACTTTTCCGATTTGGCGCTGGTGTTTTGTAACCTCATCAATAGGCACATGGAACACGTTGGACGCGTCGTATTCATAAATTTTGCCGTGAGTGCGAAATACCTCAAGTGTTGACTCCTGCCCTGCCAGCCACGCCAGTGCTCGTGCTTCGATAGCGGAAAAGTCACAGGCAACCAATTCATTACCTTCACCCGCAATCAGCATCCCACGAATGCAGTCAGATACTGCGTCCATACTCGGTCCGTAAAATAGATCGAGCATTTCCTTGTTATCGAGCATTGAGAACATCACTTCGATATCCTCGTAAGTAGTCCCAGGTCTACCCCTGAAAAAATTCTGCGGCTGAACTCCCCGCCCTCCCCACCTTCCCGTCGATGCTGCGTGGTACTGATGCAGGTTGCGGAGTCGCCCATCTGCTGAGGCTTTCTCCCGCATGGCGACTAACTTAGCTGTACCACTCTTCGCTGCCTCCTGGCGGAGTTCAAGAGCACAACGAACTACAGGTGGAAGTGCCACTCCTGGTGGTATAACCTCAATTGCTTCACCCGCTTCGTTCTCAATAACTTGGTATACGCCTTCAATCCCCGCCAGTGCATCGATCACATCCGCCTTGGCCAGCCCGTCCATCTGAACGCCTTGCGCAGCGATCCACTTGCCGAGTACCTGCACTTCGTTGCAGGATCCGACTACGCCACCTGTGACTTTGAGCATTTCGGCGTTCAGCCGCTTCTGCTCGGACTGGATAATCGCAATCGCCTTGTCAGCGCTGGCGAGGTCGCACATGACGCCGCGATTGTTGATCTTGTAGTCCAGTTCCCACAGAGCGCATTCGGAGGGGGTGAGTTCCATCAGCCGCTCAAGACAGGAAAGCTCCGTCCTCACATCCTGCCGGTTGTACTCGTAAACCCGCATGAACTTGTCGAGGCTCTCGACGTCGCGGCGCCACATCGTCCCGTCTTTTCTGGGCTTGCTTAATTGCAGCATGATCCTGTGGCCTTCAGCGTCCTTGCGCTGATCCACACCGAGGGCCGGCGCTGCGTCCTCCAGAGCACCTGGCAGGGCCATGGCGTAGGCGCGCACCATGGAGCAGCGGACCTGAGAGATCGGGAGGGGAGGCCAATTGTATTTTGGAACGCAGCAAAGATTCCAAATCGCCAGTTCAAATGCTGCATTCCAGGCGGTAATGATACCGCCGGATTCGATGTGAACAAATAGGTCTTTTGGAAAAGGCTCACCCTCGACCCAGGTCTTAATGTGCTCCGGATCGGGGCCGTAGGACATGCAATGCACGCCTGTGGACTCGTCGGTCGCGTAGTTGTGCAAGCCTGATTTTTTCAGGTCTATTCGGGAAAAAGTTTCGAAGTCCAAGCCCCAGGAGGTCATGGGAGTTTGTTACCTCTCGCTTTCAACAAACTCAGCCACAGCATCCCACTGGTCTGAAACTTTACCGAGTTGTTCTTTTTCGTGTTCTTCTTGCTCTTGCTTTTCTGCGTACGTGGCTTCGTCCCTCAATTCGTCCACCTTGGCTCGTATCAGGTCTGAGAGAACTTGAGGTTCGAGAGCATCCAACTCCCAGCTTTCGTCTCCATGTTCGCTCATGTAGTTTTGAAATCGGCTATCAGTGGACTTGGCCGGATTCGGTGGCGGGTTGTACTGCTGCACCTGATCCATGTTGAGAGCAATGCGCGTGAAATCAAACCACCTACGCCCGTAGCCATGGTGGACCATGAACATCGCAATACGATCCTCGATGTCTCGGCTCATATCAATGCCGGAAGGGTCGTGATCCCCCAAATGAACGACGTGTGTCTTCTGTCCGTTCTTAGCGTTCTTTACGAACCGCTGGGACGCCCCCCACATCTCCGACTGAGACGTGTACCCGCGACAGGAA